CGGTAAGTTCCAAAGAAAATTTATATCCGCATAAGTTAATTCATGCCGTAGAAAAGTATAGTGAGCATCCGACACACACTATTGTGGGAAAAAGTAGATATTTGGGTAAAGCCATGGGAATTGGATTAAAAATGTTATATGATGCTATGGATACTAGAAAGTATTTTGGTAAATTGATTTGGCATTATGATCCAGATAATATCATCAATATGGCCGTCCCAGGCAATACGTCCGGAGGATTGCGTGCGGGTACGAATCGCATTTATAATTCTACAGCAGGTGATACTAAGATAAAGGTATTGGTTACTCCTAATTGTGTTAAACAAGATCAAGAACTGATTTGTAAACGACGATTGATGTATTACATCGATAAAATTCAGAAAAATATCGTTAACGATCGCGATCCAATGCACAAAGTAAAGTTTCAAGAACGCGCGTGTGCTATATCGGTAAAAAGCGAAATTTTTAATAATGTTTCGACTGACCCAGAGAAACGCCAAAAACATTATAATAAGGCGAGAGAGTTCTTTATACCTCATTTTGTTCAATACTTGTTATCGGACACGGTACAGAGTTGTAGGTTAAAAATTGAGAGAGGAAAGATATTAAAAATTGGATTTCGTGCATGGCATGGTGGTAGCTTAGACTTATATAATCAGATGAGAGGTGATAATCCTAATGCGTGTGTTTGTGACGGAGATTTTAAAGGACTAGATACGTCAGTCGCTAAAGGTCTAATAGAAATATTTAATGCAGGAGCTGTCGTGTACCTTAACAAGTTAAAATCAGACATGGATTTGTACCAGTCATTACTAAATCTGGACACAAATTTAGTGTCTGTTAAGATAGTTCATGTGGCTGGTACTGAATGGAAGATAGTTATTGGTAAGGTGCCTTCTGGTGCAAAAATCACATCTCATGGAGATAGTTGGATTGTTGCGTTTTTAGGATATTGTTATGCAGCACATTTGACTCTGAAGTTTCCGTATAGAGCTAAAGCAATTTGGACTGCGTATTGGGCTGGTGATTTGGGCATTTTTACTTATGGTGATGATCACATATTACATGTATTGCGACATTTACTAGATATATATAATGAAACGGGTTTTGCCGAGTTTGTATATCAAAATTTTGGGATGATTATACGTAATATTAGAAATGATATCCCAATATTATCGGTACCTGATGGCCATGGTAATTTGTGTGTAGAAGGGGTCGTCTTTTTAAAACGATATTTGATTGCACGTCCTGCAGCGTTACCTGCACATTTGCCAAAAGTATTGCCGTATAAAAAATTGGATGATGCATTAGTGAAAATTGCGTGTGGAAATAGAGAGCGTGAGTCACCTGCAGATATTGCCATGGCAGCGATTGGCTTAGCTTATGATAGTATGGGCACAAATTTGGTTTATTATAGAATGTGCGCAGAACTATATGATTTCGGTATGACGGCAGGTAATTTCCGTACGCAAGAAGATTTGGTAATGTCTTATGAAAGTTTACTTGGTGAAAACAAAGATATACAACGAATAGCACGAAAATGTGGAATTGAAATTAAAGTATTATTAACAGGGTTTCCTCTGTTAGAAAGTCTGTGGGAGATGCATACGTATGATGAAAATTATATTCGA